GATCATGAACGCGATGGACGCCGCCGATACGCTGCCCGTCGATGATTCGGCGACCGCCAAGTTTCGCTACTACGATTCCAACTCAATCTCCTATTCCGATATCGCCGTGGGATCGACCTATGACCACGCCGGGGGCGGGGCGGCGTTTGCCGTGATGCCGGTAGCCGCGCTGATGAACCCGCCGAAGGTAATCGTGGTCGGCGACTCGATTTCCGAAGGATCGCCCCATAACATTACATACCGTCGAGACGATGGCAGTACCAATCCCAAAGATATAGATGGTTCGTTTGCTCAAATAGCTTATCGGCACGTAGGCTGGGAATGTGAATTAGCCGGCAATACACAATCCAGCAACAACCTAGCAGAAACCTATGTCAATGATATGAATACGGTCATGTGGGCGAAAGCGCTCACAGACTATCTGCACGTACATTGCGGGATCAATGATATAGCGGATAGTCGAACCTGGACACAGACTTTGGCCAGTCTGAATGACATTCTAACAGCCTGCCGATCACACGGTGTTCAGTTGATCCTTACCAGTATTTTTCCTTGCGACAATCTCGACGCGGCGAAGAGTCGTATCCGGGATACGTTTAACAGCAACATACGGAACTGGTCTGCTCTACACACGGACGTATTATATTTTGATTTGAACCAAGCTCTGGGCCAATTTCGCAGTGGCGGGGATGCGGGGAATCGTTGGGATCTGTGGAATGGTTTTAATGAGGATGATACTCATTTGTCCAAATCAGGAGCGGCTATGGCCGCTGGTTTACTTGCTTCCTTTATCCGATCCTTTGAACTGGCAAAAGAAAAGAATTATCAAATCAACGCCCGTCGTAATTTACGTGCGCGGTACCAGCCTTTGCAGACGGAACGAAGCTGGAATTTTTAACGGAGCTTGAAAATGAGCGAAACCAAAAAAATCGGTTGGCAGAATATTCGCAGTGTCACGGCGGTGGATAATCCGCTCTTGGCAGCGGCCACGATGGATAGTAAGCCGAGTTATGCCCAGAATCTGAAGAACCGGGATATATCCGCGTTGGAGCTTCTGGTAGCGGGTGCAGGTAGCGTCGGGGGAACTATCGAAGCCAATATCTGGTTAGGGCGTGAGGGGAACGGACCGGCACGGCTGGCGGCCAAAGCCACGTTCGAACTGGGTACGATGGAAGTCAATAAAGACCCGCAAATCCACGAAGAAGATCCCGGCCTGGACTATTACGCTCACAAGGTAACGCTGACAGTCAAGGCATGGCCCTGGGGCGTCAATACCGGCAATGACAACGGTAATAACCGCTTAGCAGCGTTTCAAATAGATGGATGGGGGTATGACTGGATCGCGGTGGAAATCACCGGCTTAACGAACGTAACGAAAGCCAACGTCTATCTAAGTTATGTGAACTAATATGATCGGGATGCGGATCTCACAAATGAAGGGCCTCTTTTTTGATCGCAAGCGGGTAACGAACGCCGTCGATCGTACTACCCGGCGTGTGCTGTCCAAGTTCGGTGCGTTTGTACGGACCCGAGCGAAAACGAGTATTCGCAAACGAAAAAAATCGGCACCGCCCGGCCAACCGCCCAGCAGTCATACGGGACTGCTGAAAAAGTTTATTTTCTTTGGCTATGACCAGCATCAGCAAAGCGTAGTCATCGGACCGGTGAAATTGAACGCGAAAGGTCAGGAAGTACCTCATGTTTTGGAGGAAGGCGGTAGAACCGCTATTTCATACGGTAGAAATAGGGGCAAACGAATCAGAGTGGAAGCCAGGCCGTTTATGGGCCCGGCCTTTGAAAAAGAGAAACAGGAAAGCCTTCCCGACATGTGGCGGGATAGTATTCGTAAAGGAGCATAGTCATGGATTTTATATTGGGAATGGATGCCAAGGCGTACTACGGAGCGGCAGATGCTCCGCTGGCGAATTTGCAGGAACTGAGCAATATTACCGACGTGTCACTTTCCTTGGAACGCGGAGAAGCGGATGTGACCACCAGGGCCAATCAAGGCTGGCGGGGTACGGCGGGCACGCTCCGTGAAGCGTCGGCAGAGTTCGAAATGGTCTGGAAAGACGACGATGCCGGATTTACGGCGGTGAAAGATGCCTATTTGAATGGCACAACGATCGCCGCGGCGTTTTTGACCAAAGACAAAAGCGAATCCGGGGCGGAAGGCCCGCGGGGTAACTGGTCGGTAACGAACTTCAGCCGGAACGAAGCCCTGGAAGAAGCCATCAAGGTTAGTGTCACCTTGAAACTGGCCAAATTCGAAGAGTGGGTAAAAGTCTAATTCTGTCGAATCGGGACTTGGACAAATGACAAACCAATAAACCTTCAAAATAGGAGTAACAAACTATGTCGGCAATTTTGGAATATTTAGGAAACGTAACGGTGAAGGAAACGTTGGAAACCGGCGTACCGGCTGCCAGTGCCAACAAACGGATAGTCACCCACGATTTGTTCAACACGGCCAAAACCTTGAACGTGGACAGTACGCCCCCGGTTACAAAAGTGGCAAACTTCGAGCAGGCGTTAACCGTCGGGGCCGCTACGATCGACCTGACGAGTCTGGCCGGCACCAACGGCGCCAGTATCGACGGAACCGGTCTAAGGGTGCAGATGCTCAAGCTGCGCAACAAGGACGCCAACAATCCCGTGACTATCGAGGAAGGCGCTTCCAACGGTTACGACGGGTTTGGTTCTGGTTTTTCTGTTACGATCGCGGAGGAAGGAGAGGTAACGCTGTTAACCAACGATGCCGGGACCGACATCGGCGCTACCAACAAGACGTTGGATCTGAGCGGTACGGGTTCTGAGGAAGTGGAAGTATCTATCGTAATGGGGTAAACATATGAAAACGTTTAAGGACAGTAACGGGAAAGAGTGGCAAGTACGGTTGGATATCGCCACCGTCAAGCGGGTACGGGATTATCTCGACGTGGACTTGCTGGAACCGGAGAACGGCAAACCGCCGTTACTTACCAAGCTGGGTACGGATGTCATTTTGTTGTGCGATGTGATCTATTGCATTGTCAAACCGCAAGCCGATGAAGCGGGAATCACCGATGAACAATTTGGTGCGGTGCTAGACGGGGATGCTATTCTCAATGCACAGAAGGCATTTTACGAGGAACTAATTGATTTTTTCCGCCGGTGCGGTCGGACGGATCAGGCGACCGCGATTCAGAAGCTGATGCAAGTGATGCAGGAATCCATCGAAAAGGCGGAAAAAGCAATTCAGGAAATCGACCTAGACAGCCTGGAAGCCTCTGGCAACTCTGCTACGAACTTGCCGGAATCGTAGGAGTCGATCCCTGCCCTTTAACGGTCCGGGAATTGTTCTGGATGGCGGAAGCCAAGGTAAAACACAACTGGACGCATACATCGTCCGTGTTAGCCATGTTAGCGAACGCTAACCGGGACAAAAAGAAAAAGCCCTCACCGTTTAAGCCAGACGATTTTAATCCCTTTGCCAAGAAAACCAAGACAGACGCGATCCGGGCGGATACGCCGGATGGATTGGCGGCCATGCGGAAAGAATTTACAGGAATGTAATCGATGCCGGGACAAACGGGAATACGAGCGGGGCGGGCCTTTGTCGAGCTTTATGCCGATGCGCATAAGCTCACGCGGGGATTACGCCTGGCGGAACGCAGGCTGACAAATTTCGGCAATCGGGTACAAGGCATAGGTCGGACTATGGCGTTGCGAAGCGCCGCCATGTTAGCTCCCTTGGCGGGGTCTGCCAAAGTCTTTGCCGACTTTGAAACGCAAATGGCGAACGTCTCCACCATGCTGGACGAACCGGAAAAGCATATGGGCCGGTTCACGGACGAGATACGGAAGATGTCGATCGAATTTGGGGAATCGACCGAAGCGTTGGCCGGTGGGTTATATGATATTCTATCGGCATCGGTAGCTCCGGAAAAGGCGTTGGATGTTTTAACGGTAGCGGTCAAGGCGGCCACGGCGGGCATCACGGATACAAAGACGGCGGCAGACGCCATCACCACGATCTTGAATGCTTACAATCTATCCGCCGAGCATGCGGGGGATGTCTCGGACCTGCTGTTTAGCATTGTCAAACGCGGTAAGACTACGTTTGGACTGTTGGCACCCAGTATAGGCAAATCGGCGTCCATCGCTTCCACTGCGAATGTGAGTTTTGAAGAGTTGGGAGCAACCATTGCCACGATGACGCGGGCGGGCGTCCAAACGGAAAATGCTATGACGGCCGTTAATGCTATTATTACTTCCTTCCTAAAACCGACCTCGGATGCGGTGGACCTGGCCAGAGAGCTTGGCTTTGAAATGAACTCTGCCACGATTCGGACGGAGGGATTGGCCGGGGTAATGAACCGGATCAAAGATTTGCCTCCGGATGCTATCTCCAAGCTGTTTCCCAACGTCCGGGCGTTGAAGGGCGTCTTGCCGGCCTTAAAGAACCTGACCGGCTTTGCAGATGATCTTGATGCTATGAGTAAACGAGCCGGAACAACGGAAGTAGCCTACCAGAAACTTGCAGGAACCCTGACAAAGTCTTTTAATCGTGTAAAGCAATCCGGATTGGCAGTAGTTGCGGTTGTAGGAGAGCATTTGGCAGGCGCATTGAAAAAGGGATCAGAATATATCGTAAAGATAAGTGACAAGACAATAAAGTTTGTGAAGGATAATAAAAAATTCGTGTTGATGGTGGCAGGCATTGCTACAGCAGCTTTGGCAGCAGGGGTGAGTCTAGTGGGTGTAGGAATCGCATTAAAAATAGCGGCGTTTGGTTTGAAAACAATCTATACACCCATCAAGCTGGCCACCGCCATAGCCGCGATTTTCGTCAAAACATTGGTAGCGCTCAAGGCGGTGTTGCTGGCGTTGACAGTACCGCTGAACGCGGTTCTGTTGGGTATCGCCGGAATCGGGGCGTATTACATATACACTTCCAAGGCAAGTGAAGGAGCCATAAATTCATTAAAAAATAAAATGAAAGATTTGGTCAGCGAAACGAAAAAGTCACTTTCAGCAATTGCCGCGGCAATGCAAAAAGGAGATATAAAGTTAGCGGGCGAAATACTGTGGAATACCTTTGCACTGTTGGCAACAAAAGCATTCGATACGATCTTGATTAAGTATTATGAATTAAAACGAGATTTACTGGTAGCCACGGCAGAGATAGCACGGGCAATTGCTGATTTATTTTCTGTGACAAAGAAAAAATCCAAAAGTACGACAAGGGATATGCTGACCGGTGCTGCAGTTGTAGTGGAATATGTTGCCAGTGGATTCGGGAAGGCGCTTACCTATCCATTTGGAGAAGCGGGCAAAAGGGAGCGGGGGAGGATTGGCAAAGAACGCAATGAATATTTCCGGCAACTACTGAATTGGGATGCAGAAAAACAGAGTGATGCGCAAAGAAAATATCTGGACGAAATAGCAAAACACACAAAGCGCAGAGATGAAAAAATATTAAATTATACCAAAACAGCGGACGAAGCGATTGACAAGATACAAGACGAAATAGATGAAAAAGTTAAAAATCTTGATGCGTTGCGGAATCGAGCTTTAGGTCCTCAGCAAAAAACCATAAATGAATACATACGAGAGGGAATTCACAAAGGCAAGATGATGTGGTTTGGCGAACCAAAACCCACACTGCCATTGAATCCGTTACAATCCATCATGGACGCAATTACCGCTGCTCAAAAATCCCTGGAGAATGTACCGGATGTAGTAAGCGGCATGAGCAAGCTACAGCAGATTGGCGTCAAAGGAACGTTCAGCGGCTATGCTTTGGAACAAATTGGGGCAGGCCGATATCAATACGAAAAAGAACAAGTTGTTCAGTTAAAGACGGTAAATGAACATTTGAGAGAGTTGATACATAAAGGTCGGGTCATGTGGTTCGACTAGGTTTAGGTTAATACCATGTCTTTATCATGCGAAGAAACACATCGAGAATTCCTTGAAGGCGATAACGCTTCGGCGGTGATTAGATATATTATTCAAGGCACTACGAGCGATTTGATTGCCAAGCAAACCCTTCGATTAGCGTCGCCAACCACGAATGACGGGCTTGTACGCCAGAGCGTCCACGTGGACGAGAATGAGCCGGGATGTGGCATATGGCATGGACGAGTGACGTATGGTCTCTATCAGTTAGAACCGGAAACCGGGCAATCCACTTATCAATTTGACACAGGCGGGGGATCCCAGCATATCACCCAAAGTATCAATACGGTGGGTAGTTATGTCGCTACCGGCAATGCGCCGGACTATAAAGGAGCGATCGGGGTTACCAAGGATACGGTGGAAGGC